ACTTCTTCTCTAATTTTAAGATAGTCTAAATAATATTTACCATTTACTTCTCTTTTAAAATTCCAATCTAAAACATTTTCAGGTGTTACGATTGAAATATATGGTCTTATTTCTTGATTAAGTTCCTCTGCTCTTGTTCTTGTTTGTATTGATGGTTTATCTAAAATCATAAAACAATGACCATAGATAGCCGCATAATTTTGAGCCTGTCGCATTACAGAATTAAAACTGTTACCCTCTAAGTCTGCATCTTTTAAAAATGATTCTAAACTAGGCTCATCTGCCATAGAACCAAAATCTCTACTAGCTTTTACCCTAAATAAAAAAGATGAATAAATTTGTATGATATTTTTGCAATGATTATCGCAAGGTGTGTTACCAAGTCTTTGATTGTATTCGTTATCAAGTTCTAAATTATATCTATTAAGATATTGACCTATTGTATAATCGTAACCACCATTATATGACCTAATATAATATTCCCAAAGATTTACATTTTCTTTGTAATCTTTGTGAGT